TATTAATCATTAACATTAAAGCAAATAAAAAAATACCTGCTTTTGTGTAGGTTTTTTTTATGAGCTTAAACCTTAATTATATGGCTGGTTTTTCAAGGATTAGCGGTTCAGACCGCGGAGCTATTAATAGGACTATATCGTCTTTAGCATTAGCTGTAGGAGATTTAGTTGCTTATAGCAGAACTGCTTATAAAGTAGAAAAAGCTACTTCAAGCACTCAAATTTATGATGTAGCTGGAATAGTAAAAGAAGCAACAACTACATCAGATACTACAGTATTAATAGATAGAATAATGCCTGGCGATGTTTATACTGTAGGTTCAGCAAGCAATTCAGCTGCTACACATAATTATCAAAGAATGCTATTAACGGATCACGATACTGTGAATAACACAGGCACAGATGATGCGTCAGATGAGGCTTGTTTTTTACAAACTGGAACAAAAGGTATTAATACAGGTAAAGAAATCGTTGGAGAATTTGATTTATTCAAGAAAACTGCTTAATAGCAATTTATTAATCTTAACTTTTTAAAAAAAATATGTCAGTATTAAATATTGGACAAATTGCAGATACTACCAATCTTGCAATACAAAAAATTTGGAAAAAAGCTTCAATGGTAGATTTGAAACTTAAACAATTTTATAATTATAGAACAACTGAAGATTTATATGAAAAAGATAGTTCTGTATCTGGTTTAAAAGAAGCAGAATTTACTGATGAAAATGCTGAAATTACAGAAGATAATCTTATTCAAGGATTTGACCAGAGCTATGAACAGGAAGCAGTTGACATTTTAGTCCCTTTCTCTTATAAAGCGTTAAATTTCGGCGCTCTTGTTTAAGTAATTTTACAAGAAAAATCCTTTAAATTGCGGGAACACCTCTAAAATAGAGACAATCCGCAGCGAAACCCACTAAGGGGACGTTCAGAGACTATAATAAGGATACCCTACTTTTATAGAGGGTAAAGGGATAGTCCGAACTCTATGGTGACATAGAGAAACTGGCAGAAATGTCCAGTTCGCTCATTACAAGTGTTTGACTAATTTGGAAGTTTGGTATATACTTAGTCTATAAGTAATAAATAAATATATGCCTAAAATTCTAAATGTTAATAAAAAATATAGAACTTATGAATGGTTATTTAATGAATATATTGTTAATAAAAAACCTTCAAGGGAAATTGCTTTGATAGTTGGTTGCGATAGAAAAACTATTGACCAATGGCTTAATAAAGTAAATATTCCTAAAAGAGGATTTGGTGGTAGTAGAGGAATAAAATCAAAGGAATGGTTAATTGAACAATATATAAAGAAAGAAAAATCTTTGTCAGAGATAGGAAAATATATTGGTGAGGATTTAAAAACAGTTCATAGGTGGATGATAAAATATAATATACATAGGAGAAGTCTGTCAAAATCTCAAAGTGGTTCTAAATCTCATTTTTGGAGAGGTGGAGGACACGAAAGTAAAAGTAGTAAATATGTATTCGTATATGATAAAAGTCATCCTTTCGCTAGACATAATGGTTATATATATGAACACAGAATAGTAGTTGAGAAAAAAATTGGAAAATATTTAACTAAAATAGAAGTGATACATCATATAAACTTTAAAAGGAATGATAATCGTTCTGAAAATCTATATTTATTTGCAACACATAAAGAACATATGTGTTACCATTCTCAATATAGGAATGGTAAAGCAAAATTATTAAAATCAAATATTTAGTGAGTAGTAACAAATATTGGGAAATTTGGGATTAAGAAAAGAAAACTGGACAGTATCGCAGCAGAAATTGCAAAAGCATTGAATAGAAAGAAAGAAAAGTTAGCTGCTGAAAGATTAACTAATGGTTTTGGCACAACTTATACACATTATGGTATAGGGCGAAATAAAACTATTACAATTACAGGTGGAGATGCTGTAGAACCTTGGTCAACAGCACACACAAGAGAAGACGGTGGAACTAATATGAACAATGTTGTTTATGACGGAACTACTTATTCTTTACCATTTGATTATGCTGCTTATAAAGCCGCTAATCGCACAGCTTCTTTGTTAGTGGACCCACGAGGCAACCCAGACCCTATAACTTTAGACACTTTAATCTGTAAAAATGGTTCTAGTGTTTACCATAAAGCTATGGAAATTTTGGGAGCAATTAAGAGTGGTAAAATTGCAGAAAGTAATGATAATGATGGTTCAGCACTTCCTGCTTTTAAAATTATTACTAATGAATTTCTTACACAAGACGCGTATTGGGGAATGTTCGATAGCTCAAAAGCATTAAGTGATGAATATGGTTTTCAACATATTGAATCAGAAGCTAACAATCTTGACCCTGTAAATGTAGTTTATAAGACAAGAGAAATGCAGTTTGGAGGACACACATTATTCCGACAAGGACATAATGATGTAGCAAGAGCTTGGGTTTTCTCAGCAGGCGACAGTACAACTTCTTAATAATTTAATCAATGGTGATATTGTCAAATAGTGGGTGATAGCTTCCGTAAGTGGGAGGATGGGTAATGTCTATTCTCCCAGCCCATAACAAATTAAACAAAAATATAATTATAAATGTGCAATTTGTGGAAAAAAGAAAAAATTAACAAAAGACCATATTATTCCAATTTCAAAAAATGGATTAACTATTGTTTTAAATATACAACCATTATGTGCATTGTGTAATTCTATAAAAGGAGCAAACTAAAAAATTAATTAATTAACTATTGCAGTGGGTGAAATATAAATTATATTAATACTCTATACACTTGGTTAATTTCACAAAATATGTCAACAATATACGGAAAAACATATTCTAATCCAAAGAATATTAATTTAAAACAAGGACTATTGAGATTTGATAAAACACATTCTTCAAATCCTTATTCTACTGATGATGAGGGATGGGGATTATCAATCAATAGTTCAGACCAGTTAGTTTACTGGGACGGTTCATCGGAAAGTATCTTAGGTTCAATTAATGGATATATAACGACTTTAGGCACATCTGACTTAATTCTTGATACTAACGAAGGTACTAATACAGGTAGTATTACTATCGCAGATGGTGTCGCTGGAGATATTACAGTTGCTATTAATGGTGCTGGTAACTTCAATGTTCAGAACTTAGCATATCAAACCAATGTAGGGTCACCAGTTACTACAACAGCTACACTTACTTGGGGAGATGCGGAAGGACAGGTTGTATTCTGCACATCTGCTGGAGGTGCTTATACTTTAACCTTACCTACTGTTGCTTCGGTTGGCGCAGGCGGTTGGTACACATTCATTAAGAATGACGCGGATGCTAACGCTATTACTATTGCTGGTAGCGGAGCGGAAACAATAAATGGTTCTAATACTTATGCTTCTATAGACGCTGATTACGATACAGTAACTATACAATGCGATGGAATAGAATGGTTTATTACATCAGAGAAATTAGCTTAATAACTTTAAATAATGGGGGAGAGCATTGGTTCTCCCCCCGATAATAATATGTCAGCAGTTACATTTGAGAAACAACAATCGGCTGTTATATCTTGCAGTGCTTCAGGGCATAACGAAATTATAGCAGCACCTTCACAAGGATATATTGCTATAGATCATATAGATTTTATACCTACAACAGCTGTAAGCGTATATTTAGAAAATGGCACTACAGCTTTAACAGGAGTATATCCATTAGACGCAAAACAAGCATATACCATTGAAAATACTACACAAAATCAAGATGGCATTTTTACTATGTCGCCAGAAACAGCTTTTCAAATTAATCTTGATGCTACAGCGGAAATTAATGGTTATGTTAGATATAGAATAATAGGTAAATAAAATTATGTCCCATATAGCAGTTCAAGGCGAACAATCTACAGATGAAGAAATTGAGATGATAACTGAATTATATGAGTTAGATAATTCTGCTACTGACGAATTTATCCGTAAGGTAAATGGTTCATTTGTTAATGCAGAGGTTAATATTTCTTTAGATGATAATTATTTAAAACTAGATGGGACAAACATAGATGATTTAGTATTGAATGATTTTAATATAGGTTCAATTTTATTCATTGACAGTAATCACAATTTAGCAGAAGATAATGCGAATTTGAATTTTGATGATGATACGAATACTTTAACAGTTGGTAATATAACGGGAACAGATTTAGATTTAACACTAGGCACAGGAGATATTTCAACATCAGGGACTTTAGGAGCAGGGGCGTCTACGCTAGGGACTATTGGTTCAGGGGCAATAACTTCATCAGGAGATTTAAAAGTAAATAGCGGTTTGATACATTTAGAAAAAGACCAAGACGCTATTACAGAAATTCGTATAGACAACGACACAGAGGGCACAGGAGAGGTGACACAGGGTTTTACGATGTATGACGGAGCTACAAAGGTTGCTTCCCTAGAAAGGACGAATAACGGAGCTCAAACAGTTTTAAATAATACAGGCGGACTTTTACAATTAAAGACAACAACTTCGGGCAATATACTTTTATCACCTGCTGGAGTTGTTTATCTAAACGATAATAAGAAATTAGCCTTTGGCGGTTCGGCTGATACGGATAGTTATATCAGCTGGGATAATGCGAATACTGAACTTGATATTTATTCATCGGGGGGATTAAATCTAACTGCAACCGCTTTAGGATTATCAGGGACTACACCATATTTCACTTTAACAAATACAACATTTGAAGATACCGAAGGTGGTTCAGAGAGCAAATTAATATTTAATGGTTTTACACTCGCCGAAGCTCCTTATACTGGGGCGATGATACAGGCTAGTAATGACGGTGGAGACACAGACCAAAAAACAGATTTAATATTTTATACTAATGACGGAAGCGATGGGGCTACGCCGACTGAGGGGATGAGGCTTGATAGCAGTAGAAATATAACCGCTAATGTTACATCAAATATAACAGCGTTAGGGGTAGGAGGTGCTGGTTCAGTAACAGCCTTATCTTGTAAAAATTTAGATGATGGGAGTGGACACGAAGGAGGTTTAATATCTTTAGTCTCTAAAGGGTGGGGAGAATGGGCATTGTATGTTGGTGATATAACAAATACTGTTAATAAACTATTCTATGGTGCCGCTGGGTTCACTACATTTAAAGCATATAATTCAGGTGTTCAGTTCGCTAATGTTGGGCAAGTCCCGTTGATGACAATATTAAATGGTGGCAACGTCGGCATAGGCGAAACAGCCCCAGATACTAAACTTGAAATCTTCCACGCAGGCACTCAATTAAAACTCTCCTACGACGCTTCAAACTACATCACCTTCGCCACACAGTCCGACGGCGATCTAACGATAGATAGTAATAAGACAAATTATGTTTTGGATTTCGGAGATGGAATACTCCAAACAGGCAACGCTATACAATTTACCCAGACAGACGGCAACGAATACATTGACAGTCTTGCAGACGGGTATATGGATTATGGAGCTACCACAGGACACAGGTTTAATAACGATATAACAACAACGGGCAGAATGATTTTAGACGGTGATTCTTCTATGGCTGATTATGCTAATTCCGCTCATGCAATAATATTCGGAGAGGGACAAGATTCAGCTATTGGTTATGACAGTGAAGATACTTATCTTGTTAATCTTGTAGGGTCTGGGGATTTTAATGTATCAATGAATTTGAAGTCTACGGGGAGGCTATCATCAGGCACAATGACGATAACTGCAAGTTCAGATAATACTGATGTTTCTGGAATTAATACATTATTTATAAATCCAGGAGCGGCGGTTGTTATAGGTGGGTTTGCAGGAGGTGTGGATGGGCAAGTTTTACACGTTATTATTGTTGACGCAGATCAAGCTGTAACATTTGAAAATGAAGAAGCAACTGGAACTCAAAAATTAGCAATGCACGAGTCTAGTGATGAAACTATAACAAACGAAAGAGCAGGATTTACTTTTGTATTTAATTCAACAACAGGATTTTGGCACGATGTTTCTCATGCTCGGCATGTTTGATAAATTAACATAAAAAAACCTATGATTAAAACATTCAAATTAGTAGAAAACCAAATAGAAAAAACAGTTAAAGATAATGTAGAAGTGATCATCACAGAGGTAGAAACTTTTACAAACGAATTTAAAAAAACAGCAGGGCAATCTAAAGCCGAAAGTGAAAGATTAGCAAATAAGATAATCGCC